GTCGACCCACAGCAACCATTCGGCGTCATAGTCGTCGAGGAACCGCAGCGTGAGAGTGTTGCGTGCCGCCGAAATGTTCGCAGACGACCACTCCTGCAGCAGGCCCACAATCTTCCGTTTGCGTTGCCCGTCGAGGAGGAGGGTGGCAATCAGCGATTCGGTGAAATATGACGACAAGTTGCCCGAGTGTATGTAGGCGACGACGACTTGGCCGTGGCCTTTCGGCAGGGACGGTTTCACGGTTCTCCAGTTGTCCCTCTGGTGGTTCGGGACCCCACCCGGCGAGGGGGGCGGGTGGGGTCCCTGACCAGGGTGCCTACGCCTTCAAGTGGCGGAAGGCGTTAACGTCGAGGCAGTCAGCGCCAACACGCTTGTGCCCGACGATGGCGCGCTGCCCGGTGGGCAGCCCGGAGCCGTCGACAACGATCGGCTGGAACTCCAAGAATGTTCCGAGGCGGTCGTAGACGAGGAACCGGGAGAAGTCGCCCAGCACGGCGAGGGTGTTACCCGACGTGGTGGTGCTGGTGACGCTGGACGATGAAGCGATCGGGTAGCCCAGCAGTTGCGCTGGGGTGGCCGCTCCGAGGTCGGTCCAGAACAGTCCGCCGCCGCCGGTATCCATCTGCCGGATGACGTTGAACGACGCCTTATTCGCCACCCACGTCGAGGACTCCTCGAAGCGGGGAGACACAGCATTCACCATCGCAAACACGTCAGCAGCCGAGGCGCTCGTGAATGAGCCACGGGTGGTGGCGGTCACGGTGGAGCCGGCGGTTGCGCTGATCGCGGTGATGATGCCCTTCGGCGCACCCGAACCTGAACCGGACACGAACGCGGCGGATTCGAGGTTGTCGAATGCTTCCGCGATCACCGGCACCAGGTCGGACTGCAGGTTGGAGTCTTCCCACACCTCGAACGAGCCGGGCAGGTACACCGTCGACTTGTGTGCGGGGACACCCGGACCGGCCAGGGTAGGCGACCCGTCCGTCATCGCAGTGGCCTCAGCGGTCCAGTACGCGGTAGCCGCACCGACACTGACACCGTTCCACGTCGGCGCTGTACCCGTCACAACCCTGGCCAACCTGCGGATCGGGTTCTTGACGTTCACCCCGGTCAGGATCAGTGTCGGATCGAGCAGGGTGGGGATGGCGAACAGGCCAGTCGAGCCGGTGCCGATAGCGAGCGCGGCACGGACAGCGTCGGCCTGCTCCGGGGTATAGACAGGGTTGCCCTGCGTCTTGCCCCATTCGGCGAACGCTTCCCGGTAGGCGGGCGCAGCATGGACGAGTGCCCACAGCGCGGCACCGTCAACCTGCTCCACCTTGCGGATCGCCTCAGCGACATATTCGTCGCGGATCCCGCGAGAAGTGTCCTCGAGGGCGGTGATCGCCCGCGACTTCAAATCGGCACTGTTCGGATCCACGAACCGCAGCGCGGCCATGTCCTCGAACGGGTCCTTCTTGACCCGCACCTGCACGCCGCCACCGAAACCGTTCTCGGGCTGGGCGTTGTTCTGCTGCAGCGACGCTGCCCGAACAGCCTCAACCTTCGCGGCACGCTCGACGAGCGCATCGTGGGCTGACTTCTTCTCATCCCATTCGGTGAGGGCTGCGGTGAACCGTGCGGCCTGTTCCTCGGTGGGTTCGGTCAGTGCGTCCAACTCGGCGATCTCGGACCGGAGGGTTTCGAGAGCGGCGGCGGACTTTGCGATTGCATCCATTAGAGCACTCCTTTCCTACGCGCCTCGGCGCGCAACTTCTGGAACAAGTGACTGTTGGTCGGCTTGCCCTCGACGGCACCGGGCGGTGTGTCGGCGGCCTCGTCCGGCGCGGAATCCCGCGTGGCGAGGAGGTCAGCGAGGTCCGCGAGTGCGTCCTCGGTGAGTAGGTGGTGGAGCAGCTGCCCGCGGACGCCGACAACAGCAGCATCCGTGTAGGCGGGGAACGGGGTGGGTCCGTATTCCATGAGGCTGACTTCGTCACGCGTGACCAACGTCAACGTGCCGTCGGTGGAAGGCTTGAATCCTCCGCGTGGCGTGCGCTTGTCGGAACGGATGAACCGGCCCTGGAAAGATTGCGCGGCGATGGCACCCTCGCGGATCAGTTCGAGGACGGTGTCGGCCAATGCTGTTCTGGCATAGCGGGTGACGGTGAGGAGGCCGCGGCTGTCGGCTTTCACCTCGAGCGGGACGCCGAGCGGCATGGAGTATTCGGCCGCGGAGTTGCCGTACATGTCGCGGCCGTGGTTGAACATGACCTTTGTGAGCCAGCCGGTGCGCGACCCTGACGGGGCAGCGTCGGCGATGGCCTTGTTGAACCCGGACGGGGCGATCTGTTCCAGGTAGTGCCCGTCACGGTCATGTATTTCCGCCGGCGAGTTGAACACTGCCGCGTACGCTTCCACGGTGCGGCCGTCGCTGCCGGAGCGGATACGGATGTCCTCCAACGGGAACGCTCGCGTAAACGTGGTCATGGTGTCCCCTTCGTGGGAGGCGTCGCAGTGGTTCCCGGTGCCTGTAGCTGCACCGATAGAAGCCCGGTGTGCTGCAGCAGGGTCAAATCGCCGGAGGTCAACGAGGCCGTGATCGAGTCGGCGGTGTACCCGGCCATCAGCAGGGTGGATGCGGCCGCGGCCAGGACTTGCATCGTGTCGGCGCGTTCCTTTTCGCCTTCACGCAGCGCGGAAATGTCGGTGGTGTCGTACCAGAGGCGGGCACCGTCGGGGGCGGTGACCAGTTTCGCCAATGCGGCACACGCGGAGCGCCAGTTGGGGCGCATCGTGACGTCGGCGAAGCGGCGCATCGCCTGCCCATAGTTGGAGTAGGTGGCGCTGTCCATGCCCTCTTTCAGGCCAACAATGATCGCCGGGACGCCACCGGCGGCGGCGATCCGGTTTTCGCCGGCGGCCTGCACATCGGTGAACCGGATCTGCTCCATCGAGGAGCCGATGACTTGGAAGTCGGCGCCCTGATCGAGGACGGCAGTTTTCCACCCGTCGGAGCCGCCATAGCGTTGCGACCATTGCGCGGTGATCAGTTCCACCGCGCCCGTCCCCAGTTTCTGCTCATATTTGATGAGCGCATTCGGGGTGGCGTTGTTGACGAAGAATTGCCGCTTGTAGTCCGTCATCGACTGGTCGGCGTTGATTTCTCGCACCACCGGCGCCAGCCACGACATGCCGCGGAACATTGCCAGCGGATCCGGGATCGGTGACCAGTGCGCTACCTCGTCGACGGGATAAAATTCGGCCGGGTCGTCGCACAGCCGGCCCTCAGGCCAGTACACGTAGCCGACGACCTCGGGGACGGCCTCGTCTTCGGTGCGAAGAATGTCAACCCAGTCGGGGCGCAACCTGACCAGCCGGTCGCCGGTGGACCGGATGAACGCGTTACCCGCCAGGCTGACGTCCTGTTCCATGCGGGCCAACAGCTCGCCGGTGGTGCCGCCGGGCCACGGATTTTCCAGCAGCGACAATTCGGGGGTGCCGAACAGCTTCTTCGACGTCAAATCGCGCCACTTGAACTGCGCCTCACTGAACAGGGCGAGGCGGGCGAGGATGACGGAAAACACGATGCCGTTGCCCTGGTAGCCCTCACCTGCATATGCCTGAAATGTGGGCAGCAACGTTTCGGAATCGCCCGCAGTGAACGACTGCGACAACACCACACCGCCGGGCCACGACTGCGGCTCCGGCAGGGCACGGGACGTGAACCGGTCGAGGAGCCTCACCGGCGGTCACCGAAATCCCACAACAGGGCGAACGCCGACAGGGCGCCGCCCGCAGTGACAAGCCCGGCGGGCGGATAAATCCACGCCAACCCGGCACACACGGTGACGAGTCCCACGATGAGGAGGACCAGTTGCAGCATCAGCGTCCTCCTAGACGAAATAGATTTCAGGTGTGATGGGCTCCCCGGCTCGGGACAGCCACAGCCAATGCGCCAGCGTGGCCGCGACCAGCGGGGAAATGTCGACAGTTGAATCCCTACGGGACCACTTCCAGCCGTCCCCCACCGAACGGCGAGACGAACCACCAACAGCGGCCAGAAACTCGGGTTCCCCGCGGTGGCTCAACGACTTGTCGGCGACCGCTGCGACGAGTGCGCCGCACGCCCGCACCGACTCTTTTCCGTCAACCAGCGCCAATGGCAGCCCGGCACGTTCCAACTCGGGGAGGACGCCGCCGACAGGCCCCACCGGGTCGACCGCGAACGTGTCCACGTTGTGACGTTCCGCCAAATCGGCCATGCGCTCCGGCAACCACGACGTGCCGCGGCGCCGGTCCACCAACTCGATTACACCGTTGCCGCACGCCACAATCGACGACCACGCCTGCGACGGTGCAACATCGACAGCCATCACTAACCGGCCCGACGGGCCCGCCGACCCTGCCAGCGCCGACCAGTCGGCAGCCGACAGGTCCGTGTCGGTGGTGGCACGCTCATCCCACCAGCCCAGAAACTCGCGGGCAAACTCTTCCGGCGGCATCGCCTGACGCAGAGCACGCAACGTGTCGCGGGTGATGCGCCGATCCAGGGCCGTATTCACCCGCGCCAACCGGTCCATGTCATCCAACGCGCAGCCGACAGCCGCCAGTTCGTGGCCGCAATCCTCCGCGGCGCACACGTTCGGATTCGGGTCGCCCCACTCCACATAGGCCAGGCGGCCACCAGTACCGCTGCGGCCCCGATCCCGGATACCGCGCAGCACGTCGCTGTCCACCATGCCCGCCGACGAGGCGTACACCACCTGCGCGTTAGGCGTTGCTGCCATCGTCGGCAACAGGGCACCCATATGTATCTCGCGAAGCGCATAGCCCTCGTCGAGGTTGGTTTTGTTCCCGGTCAGGCCGCGGCCGCCGCCCTTAGTGCGGGCCTTGAACAGCAGCCGCCGGTCGCCGAACAGTTCGATGCACTCGTCACCGTTTCCGCGTTGGATGGATTTCACTTCGCGGTCAAGGTGCGGCGTCGACTCGATCAGTTCGATCATGTCGCGGAACGCCTCGACTGTGGTCTTGAATTCGTGCGACGACCAGGTCACCAGCCGCTCCTCAGTCAGGAACAGCCACCCAATGTTGATCATTTTCAGCGTGGCAGTTTTCAGGTTCTGCCGCGGTGCGATGATTCCCACCTCGAACGCTGAAGGCGACCCGTCGCGTTCGAAAGCAAACACCTGATCCAGCACCAGCTGCTGCTCCGGGTCGGGAGGTAGGCCAGCAAGCGCCGCCAGCTCGCCAACCTCCGGGCCAAGCGTCTGGGCGGCACCCACCAGATGGCTGAACGTCGGCTCGATGAGCGCCCTACTGTGCGCGCTTACGGTCACGGCGCGCACGCAGGTCGTCCACCGGCGAGGCTGCAACCTTTGTGCCGCGTGTGGCATCCGCCAAAGTGGCAACCAGCTGCTTCACCATCGCAGCCAACGCGCCCCCCGAATCCTGGCCTACGTCGATGCGTTCCGCGAGAACCATGCACGCCGCGCCGGCCGGCGTCGACAGCCTCTCCGCCGACTCCAGCGCGGCCCGTGTCGCATCCGCGACCAGCCCGGCAGATTCCTTCGACGGCAAAGCGACGACAGTCGCAGATGGTGACGGTGTGCGGCGCCGCTTCGGGGAACACGTTTCGCACATTGTGCGAGGCCGACCCCGACCCCTGGGCGGAAGTGCGACCCCGCATTCGCTGCACGTCCTGATCGGCATAGCTACCCCACAAGTGCAAGTTGGTCACCCACAGCGCGGACGCCCTTAGCCACGTTGCACCGTCGATGAGCGAGTGCAGTGTTGGCGTATGAGTGGTCGCCGCCCTGGCTGAGCGGGATTAGGTGGTCAATCGTCGGCCCAGCCGGATGGTTTCCGGGCAGATCCTGTCGGACACGTTTCCCACATATGTGGCAGCGCCAACCGTCCCGGGTAAACAGCGTCAGCGGGTCGACTACTTCCACCAATGCGGCCCTGAGCCGCGCCCGGCGCAGACTCATCTTCCGCTGATTCTTGTAACGGTCGCCGCCCGGAACACCACCATTCGCGCACACCACCGAACAGAAACGCGCCTTGGCTGCGGCGCGGCCCCGAACCTTCGGGGTGAAGTCTGAACCGCAACGTTCACACCGCAGAACGGGGCGCGGCCGCAGTATCCCGCGCTTGAGCTTCTCCTCCGTGGTCAGCCGGCGCCGACACGGCTGACAGCAGCCAACGGCGGCAGAATCCTTGGTTGCCCACATTGGCGCACCGCACACGGAGCACTCCAGAGTGGCTGATTTCGTCATGAAACCTCCCGGATGAGCGGCGGGCCCATGCCGGGAGACATAGGCCCGCCTACCCTCACGGATCAGGAGAGGGCGTGATCGCCCCCAAAGTGGGAGCGAAGTTTGGGATACAGCACGCTTGCGGGGTCTTCCGTGGGTGCCTCGGTTTGGTCGCGGACCCGCCCCCGGTCACCATCGGCGAGACGGCGGTCGCGGTTGTCGTCGACGTTTGTTGTTGACGTGTCGTGCGCCTCGGGCTGCGTTGCATGTCCAGCAGGCGACTACCCAGAGGCCTTGGTTCATCGCTAGCTCGGGCGCGGTGTCGACTTCGATGAGGTGGTCGACTGTGGCTTTGAGTGGGTGTCCGACGCGCAGGTTGAGGTGGGTTTGTTTGTGGCACCAGTGGCAGCGGAGGTCTTGTTGTGTCTTGAGCCATGCTGCTGCGCTGGTGATGTAGGCGTTGGTGTGGCGTGGGTGGGTCATACGCCGTCGCCTCGTAGCGGGTTGAACGCGGTGACTGCGACGAGTAGCGGCCACCAGACCATCGGGACTGCGGTGGTGGCTGCGATGCAGACGGTGGGGGCGGCCCATTGGTACAACCTGACGGTGTCGGTTGCTACTACGAGTTGGGTGTATCCGGCTGCGAGGGTGGCTAGTAGTTGTAGTGAGGGTGCGCCTAGGGCTGCGATGGCGCCACCCCATGGTGTGAGCAGGGTGGGGTTGAGGTCGACGAGGTAGCGGTGGTGGTATTTGCGGCTGGCCTGTATGGGGTGGGCGAGTATCCAGGTGTGGTGTTTGTCGTTGAGCGGGTCGGGTCCTGGTGTGCGTAGTGAGGCGAGGATGGCGGGGGCGATGAGGGCTGCGAGTAGCCAGGGTGTCCAGGCGAAGCAGGCGGCGAATATGGGTGACGTTTCTTTGGTGGCTGCTGCGAGGGCCACAACGATGAGGGCGGGCAGGGTGTAGCCGTGGACCCAGAGTGCAGCCGAGGTGGTGGCTAGTCCTAGTGCGGCGGCGTCGACGAGGACGGGGTGGGTGGCGTTGAATCTCACCGAGGGGAGGGCGGCGAGGATCAGCGCGGCGGCGACGCCTTGCCAACCGCCTATAAGCGCCCAGGTGGCGATGATGGTGGCGGCTATACCGATATAGGTGGCGGCCTTCCAACGCCACGCTACGGTGCCACAGAGCCACGGCAGCAGGGGTCGTAGGTGGAAGGGGCTCGGCGGGTCAGGGTTGAGGTAGCGGTACGAGTCGGGGGTGAGGGTGACGCTCATTGCTGGTCCCACCAATGCAGAAACTCGCTGCCCTGTTTTTGGGCACGCGAGTTAAGGCAGAATCTAGGGCATTTTCTAGGGTTGCGCAAGTACCTGGGCGTCGGGCGTGTCATGAGGCGACCAGGCCGAGGCGGCGCAGCGCCATCTGTCCGTCCCACGTTTCGCCACACGCGGCGCAGCGGACGGCGAACGTGTACGGCGAGGGGTAGACGGGTCCGCCGCATTCGGCGTCTTGGTCGGGGTGGATGACGGGGCAGGCGAAGAGGGGCGGTGGTGGGGCGAGGCCGGCGGCTGTGCGGAGCCAGCGCCATACGTCGTGGAGTTCGGTGGCGGCGTCGTTGGCGGCGGGGTGTCGGGCGAGCCAGTCGAGGTGGAGGGTGAGCCAGCGGGCTTGGTGGGGCGGTGTCTGCGGGAGGGTGGCGAGGTGTCGTTCTTCGGCTACCAGGAGGCACCAGGAGGCGATGACGTGGACGGCGGGGGTGTCTGAGCGTGGGTCAGTCAAATCCAAGATGTCGAGGCGGCAGGGGGCGGGCGCGTCGGTTTTGGCTGCGCGGATGTCGTTGCCGTCGATGGGGGCGGGGGTGACGAGGAGTTGATGCAGGTCGTCGAGTACGAGTGCGGCTGCGGTCAAGTCTTCGCGGAGGCGGGTGTGGTGGTGGCGGCAAATCTGGTAGCCGTCGTCCAGTTGGGCGGGATGCTGGTGTGGCAGGGGACACGTCGCGGCTTCGGTCATCTCGTCTCCTCAATCACTCGTCGTTGGTGGTTGGGTCGCTCGTGGTGCGCCGACGTGGGGAGTGCACCTGGACACGTGCGACGTCCGGTAGTGCCATCGTGAGAGGTGGTTATCCACATGTGGACAACCCGTCGTGTGGTTGCGCTGGACGTTCACCACTGACAAGACCTTCTCGATTGTTGTTGATCGGAAGGTCATATATGGCATGGCATGGCATGGCATGGACGGTTGGACTCCCGGACGGTGTGACTCCGCGCGGACACGGTCACTCATATTTGCCTCCGCTTCCGCGGCGTTGACGGCTCTTGCGGCTGCGATCCTTTGCTCGTTTCCCCTCGACTTCTTCCCGTGATCGTTGGTATTCGAGCCAGTTGACGAACTCCCAACCGTCGACGCTTTCGCGCCACAGGTTGTTTTCGA